TGCAAAGGAGGCCGGGGCGCCGCAGCACAAAGGCGCCTTGATCGTGGCCGGGCTTTTCCGGCCACATCTGCGCCGACTGCGTAAGGCGACACCCGGCCTCGTCTAAGCTGCGGATATGTTTTTTCTTTCAGACATGCTTTATCAAAGGAGAATTATCTCTAGTGCCCGCGGTGGTGTCGAGGATCGCGGCCGGGCTTTTTCCGGCCGCATCCTCGCACCCCCGGGCTATATCCCTAAAAAAGTTTTGCACAAATAATAAGGATGGTTTGGTTTGGATATTGTTTGTATACGCAATTTTTGGCCACGGAGTTTTGGTTTTGTTGCCCAGGGGGGAGCGGCCTCCCAGGACGCCTAGTATTACCCCCCTGGGATGTATCACACACACACCCATTTTGGGGGTGTGTTTTGTATGACGCACTTTAAAGTGCGTCATACATTTTGGACCCCCCTGGCGCGGCCTCTTGCCCTGGATGTATCAAAGGAAGGTCCCATAATTCGCTTCCGTAGGGAGTGTTATTATATGGAGGGTCCCTTTTGTGTGTTATGTATTAAAATGTCGAATATCCAGTCTCGTCGTTGGTGTTTTACACTGAACAATCCATCTCTTGAAGAATCCGCGGAGTTTGCGCTTGTTTGTGATTCGGATGTTGTTCGTTATGCTTGTTATGGTGATGAATTGGGGGAAGAGGGTACCCCCCATATTCAAGGGTTTGTTATATTCAACAAACCTGTTCGTTTGTCGGGTGTAAAGAAGCTTTTGCTACGTGCCCATTGGGAGAAGACCATGGGCACTTCAGAACAAGCTGCCACTTATTGTAAAAAAGATGGCAAGTTTGTTGAATTTGGTGAAATTCCTCTTGACACGAAGATAACTTCAGCAATGTTAAAAGAAAAGTGGGCGCATGCCATTGCTTGTGCTAAAGAAGGCAAATTTGATGAAATTGCTCCGGATTTATATCTGCGCTATCGCAATAATATTCATGCAATCTATGATGATGCTTGTACGGCGACCGAATGTATTGATGCTCTTGATCATTTATGGATTGTTGGAGGCAGTGGCATTGGCAAATCGAGGTATTGTTGGCAAACCTTTCCTGGTGCGTATCGCAAGGCTCTCAACAAGTGGTGGTGTCATTTCTCTAATGAGAAAGTTGTGATTGTTGAAGATGTTGATCCGAGTCATGAAAAATGGCTTGGTTCGTTTCTTAAGATTTGGTCGGATCATTATCCCTATATTGCAGAACGCAAAGGCGGTTCTCGTTTAATTCGTCCTGAGAAAATTGTTGTCACTTCCAATTATACTATTGGACAAGTTTTCAAAGAATCTGGCATCAAGATACCTTTACTCCGTCGTTTTAAGACAGGGACTATCAAAGACGGGTTGCTTGTTGAATATCGTGATGACGAGTTTCTGTTTGAAAGAATTGGTGCGGATCATTATCGTCATGTTGAATAAATTGGAAGGTCCCATAATTGTCTTCCAGTAATATTCCGTTATTAAAGTGTTGCCTTTTAATATGTTCTTGTTATGTCTCCGGCTTCATCGTGTGTTGTTACTCTTGCAGGTCGAAAGTTTTTGATTGAAGTCAAACGCAACAAAGATTTCGTGGTATCTTCCTCCTGTTGCAATGAGCACGAACCTGTCAGAATTATCTTTGCCGACGGAATCGTCTCAAGTTGGCGTCCTGAAACTCCCTGTCCTGCAAGAGCAACCCGTTCCTGTCAAGTGTAAGAATGTTCTCAAGAAGCGCAAGACTTCGTATGTTCCTTCTCATGCTTGTGCTCCTACTGTGGATCATATGCAAGATATTGTTGACATGATCGGTGAGGCCTCCAAGTTGTTGGAGCGCCATGATCAGTATATTGCTTGTCATCGTATCAATATGATTCTTTACAAGGCGTTGTTTCGTGCTGAAGAATATCTTGTTAAATTAGAAGGATTATAAATCACTTTAATATTATGGAGTTTAACTTAGCACCTATGATTAAGTATTTTTCTTTTTCGAATGCGTATCCGTCTCCGTGTCCCCATGATGTTGTTGATTTTATGGAGCAATTACAAGAAATGATTGGTTATGTTCGTTGGATGAAAGACAAGTTTCCTACGTTGCCGTTGGAAGAATTGGAGGCGGCGTACAAGAAAGTTTCATCTGGTTTGTTTGAAACTAAATAAAATATCCATTTCTTTAATGTCTCGTTTGCGTAAGTTTGGTTCCCGATTGGGTCAAGCGGGTAAGTATATTGCCGGAGGTCTTTTAGGAGCTGCTTTAGCCAAGTCTGTTCATAATCGATATCAAAGAAGGTTTCCTGCTCCTGGGTCGGATGCTGCTGTGAAAGCATACGTTTCAGATTTGCCATCGGCCTACGAATTTTTAGGTTACGTTCCTGACCATCAGGTTGAATTTTCAGGAAATATTCCTCAAGTTTCTGGTCAAGGTAAGTATCGAACTGTCCGTAAAAATGGTCGCCGTCGTTATCGTCGTCGTCCTGTTCGTAGTAAGTCTACTCGTTCTAAAGGCGGAATTAAGGAATTATCAAAACGATTAGCGTTTGTTGCTGCCTTAGCAGGCGCCGCTGGTTTTGGTGGTTATTATGGTAAGGTTGGTGCTAGAAGATTTCATGATTATTATAATCAGGGTGTTCCGCCCCCACCTTATGTACCGCCTGCCGACATGCCTTACGCCTTACCTTAGTAATAAACAATCATTGTTCTAATGGCGCGTTATTCGCGACGTCGTGTTGCCACTCGTCGTCGTAGACGGGCTCCTGTTTCGCGTTCTTATAAACAAATTGGTCTTGACTATTTGAAAAAGATAGGAAGGGCGATTGCCTATGGCACTGCCGCTGCCGCTGTTGGTGGTGGCGCTGCTGCGGCTTATAAATATCGCAACCGGTTCAGGCCAGCTGCGGCTGCTGCTGGTGAACGTATAATGGCCGGTTATGACGTTGCCGAAGGTTATGCTGGTGGAGCTTATGATGCGGCTTCTAATGTCGCTCGTGATCGATACAATCAAGGCCGTGCTCGTTGGGAAGCTTTTAGAGCTGTTCCCAATTATGGAGCGCAATTTCGTGAAGCTGTCCAAATGCAGCACCCTGGTGTGCTTCCTCGTGTCAGTGATAATTTATCGGCTTCGCAATATCGTATTTTGCAGGCCAATCGAGCTCTTCGAGATCGTGTTAATGCTGGTTATGTTCGTCGTAATTAGTTTTTTTTATTGCAATAAAATCATTATCTTATTTGCTGTGTTAATGGCGTATGGATATGCAACTCGTAGGCGTAAGCGCCGACGTTCTTATGTTCCTCGGGCTGTAGGCCGGGTTCGAGGACGTGGTTCGTATATGGGTGAATTAGGTAGGACTATTCTTCAAGGCGGTGGAGCTGCCTTGGGAGGTGTTTTAGGAGGAGGTCCTGCTAATCCATATGGTGCTGTTATAGGTGCTGGCTTAGGTCAAACAGCTGGTTCTGCCATTGCGGATGTTTTTGGTTTAGGAGCTTACAATGTTATGGCTAATTCTCTTATTGTTCCTGAAGGTCATCAAATTCCGTCATTTGGTGACTTAGGAGATGCTGTTCTTATTAAGCATCGTGAGTATATTGCTGATGTTGTAGTTCCTGCCACGCCTGGAACGTTTACAAATACCACCTATGTTTTAAATCCAGGTGATCCTGCCACGTTTCCGTGGCTTTCTAATATTGCCTCTTCTTTTGATTCGTACATGTTTTTGGGCATGATATTTGAATTTAAGAGTATGTCTTCTGATGTTGGTAGTTTGACTAATATCGGTCTTGGTTCTGTTATCATGGCGACGGACTATGATGCTCATGATCCTCCTGCTCAGTCCAAGATTGAAATGGAAAATATGCAGTATGCTTGTTCTTCTAAGCCTTCAGAGACTTTTTGTCATATTATTGAATGTGATCCTTCTGTTAATGTTCAACCTCATTTGTATGTTCGTACTGGTGTCATTGGCGCCAGTGAAGATGCGAGGTTTTATGATCATGGCAATTTTCAAATTGCTACTCAAGGAATGCCTGATAATGCCTCGGGAACTCTGGGTGAACTTTGGGTCACTTATCAGATTGCGTTTTTCAAACCTCAGTTGTTTGGTTCGTTTTCGTTTGCTACGGACTTTTATGACTCGGCCACTGCTACGACGACAAGTTATTGGGGATCCAATGCTACGCTGGTTGCTGGTAGTTCTCTTGGTAGTTCGGTTACTAACAATACTTTGTTTTTGCCTGGTTTGTTGTCAAATCCAGCAAAGATTGCTAAGATTGGTAGCTGTTATTGGATATCATATTCATGCTTAGGCAGTTCTGCTGCTTTGTCTACTATTATTGCTCTTACTGGTACTGATTGTACAGTTACTATTATTGATCTTCAAAGTGCAGTTACAACTACTCGTCAATGGTTTAATTGCAAAGTTATTGTCACTGGTTCAAGTCCAAAAATAGACATTACTGCGGGTACCCTTCCAGGGACTCCCACTGCTTGTAATGTTTTGGTTACTCAGATTGATTCGGATCCTTTCCCTCTTATTGTCTAATCACAATGGCTGGTTTGGTTTGGTCTTAAAAAGATCCCCGTTTTTGTTCTGTTTTAAATAAATATATCAGCTTTGTTTTTAAGATGTGAATTGGTGTATTAAAGATAGGATATGATCTTGGCTCCGATGTCTTTAGGGACCTGTGAGAAGATCCATATCATGTCGCCTTTATCGAGGAAATTTAATGTTTTTGGTTTCCAGGAATCGCGCAGATCATAAAACCAAATGTAGTCGTTGATTGCTCTTTCTTTTGCTAGGGCATTGTCCATTTTGCAGTCTTTGTAAAAAGAGATGGACATATTAATAATTGTCTCTCTTGTCATAGCTTCGTACTCATTGTCGAACTCGTCCCATGTTCGGTAATTGTGTTGTGGATCAAAAAGAAAGCGATTCATTTTGTTTTATGTTTCAACCTAGATATAGTGAGGTTCTAATGTAAGGTGAATACTTGAACTGAAATATGGGACCTCCGCACTTTTTATAAAAAACTCCGTGGAGACGCCCCAATGCTTTTGCGTGCAAAGGAGGCCGGGGCGCCGCAGCACAAAGGCGCCTTGATCGTGGCCGGGCTTTTCCGGCCACATCTGCGCCGACTGCGTAAGGCGACACCCGGCCTCGTCTAAGCTGCGGATATGTTT